ACTTCCTCATGTTCCATGATTCCTCGGCCTCCTGGTAAATACAGTTCCTCCAGGGATGCTGGAAGGCTGCAAGCGTATCTCCGGCTTGGGAAATCATGTACTTCACAAAGTCAGGGCTTGTGATCCTGATTGACCCGTCTACCCAGATCACATAGTCCTCGTCTGGGAAGAACTCGTTTATGTGGGTCTTGTAGTACCGAGCCTCTAGTCTCGCCTCTCTTTTTGGATGGATGACCAACTGCTTCCATCCCTGTGCATCAGGAATGGTGTCCAGGATCGCGTAGAAGTCCGTAGGAACGCTTTGTTTGACCGCGTAATGTAGTGGGTCATGCGACCCGAAAATCGCGCTAAAAACGGCTGCTTTCATACAAAAAAATGCCCAACACAGAGTCGGGCGAAGGAGAGGAAGGAGCTTGCCATCATTTTACTCTGTAAAAGTCAAAAATGATATGGCAGAACCAGCCAAGACTAAAACCTAAAAGTATGCCCTCAATCATTGGAATCTAATCTCCTTCAAAATTTCTTCTGCTTGCAGACGAAGGTCTATCGCCCTCTTATGAAGATCTATGGAAAGGTTGACAATCGCTAAGGCTCGTTGTTCAAGAGCACTTGTTGTTTGTGCTTGCTCGATGATGTCTTGTGCTGCGCTCAAAGCTGCTGCTTCGTGTAAGTTCATGCGACCCTCAGATTAAATGGATTATTGAAAAAACTGATGCCTTCCTCTTGCTTTGCCAAGACAGGCTTAAACTTCTTCTTCGGCCTGGACACCTTCTTAACCTCGTACTCGTCCTTGACCCACTCCCAAACACGTTCTTTGGTAAACGGGTCTATCCTAAACGAAGTTTTGATGCAGCCTTTCTTTAGCAGAGCGTTTAGACAGTTCACCGTCGTTTGCTTGTCGATCTTTGTCTGTAGCCTCACTGACTTTAGGTCAGCAGGTGTCTTACGCTTTTTCAGGTAAGTCAGAATCTTCTTTTGCTCGTCAGTCATTGTCATCCCCGTATCTTAGTGACCACTCTCCACTGCGAAGCATCAATTCAAGCCTCGCCATTGCGTTCCATGCAACGTGTGCAGCGTGTAGCAATTGTGTATCTCTGTCGTAACCATCTTCGTTTTCTGCAAGTATGTGCCTGTACATAGCATTGGTGTAACGTTGTTCGCCTTGCTCTACATGCAGCCAGCCCCCATAAGAATACTTCCTAGCCCCGTATTCACTGACAGCTATCACTGCATTCAAAGCCCTAAACATATCTTCAAACACTAGCGATGGCCTTTGTTTTTCTGCATCTAGTTTTGCCCCAAGAGCGTGTTGATCTAAGCCTTTAGGGTCTCTTTCTTTCATATTGTGATCGCCACTCATATGTTCTTCTCCTTCAAGGCTTGCTCAATAGCGCGAGCAACATCCAACCAACCACCACCCTCAAGCACATCGTCAATGACATCTGATACTTCTTCATCCGTCAGACCAACCCATTGTTTTGGTGCAGCATAAAGTTTGTCACCTAGCTTTATATCTTTAGCGTTGTCCCATGCGACCATCGGCCTACCCGTTTTATCAAACAGGTAAACATGCGCTACATGTCCGTCGTCTGTCGGTGTCTTTGCTGTTTTGTTCTCGCTCATGCCATATCCCCTCTAAAAAGCTGCCACGCATCGCTAAGTTCTTCCCTAGCGATCCTTACTCTCAGCCTCATATGGTCAAGATCGTCTAAAAGAATCCTTAACTCGTTGGGATGAACCATCACATACGTTGTTTCGTCTGCTAGCTTTCTTAGCAGTGCGTAGGCTTTTTCTTTGTCTGTCATTCCTGTCCCCTTGCTCTGATGGCTGCGGCGCATTGTCGGTTCTCATAATCCTCACGCTGCATTCCAGCTTCATTGGTTATGCGGTTATCACACACCTTCGCACACGCCTCGCGCTCGCGCTCCCTGATCTGCCACTCCAACTCTTTCAGCAGGTCTTCCACGGTGTCGCCGTGTCCTGTGGCATAGCCTTGTCGCATCATCCATGCAGCCACTTTCTCACGTTCAGTTTCAATCGCTTTGTTCCAAATCGCCATAGCCAATGCTGTGTAAGCGTTGTGTGGGCCTTTAGCGCATAGCTCCATGTCAAGGTGTGTGACGTTGCCGTCTTTGTCTACTCGCGCCCAGATTTCTGAGGTGTTGGAATGTCCCCATGTGATTTGCGGGTCTGGTAGCGGCACGCTTATGCGAAGTGCGCCGTTCTCTGGCAGCGTGTACATATAACTGACGTTTTCTTCGTCGCGTTGGTATTGGTTGTGATCACCACTCATAGCTCACTCCTTGCTCGGATTGCAGCGGCGATAGCTGCGTATTTGGCCTCGGTTGTATGCCCGTCCCATGGTTTTGTGTATTGTGGCAAATGCTCAAACATCCACTCATCGTCGGCGCGGTAATGCCACGAAGCCTGACCCCAGGGGAATTCGATATAGACGCATCCGTGCCACGCCTCATCCCATCCCTCTATTGCGGTCTTGGCCTTACCTGATGGGAACAGTGTGGACAGCAGAGCCACCAACTGATTACGCTCTCGGTAGGCGTTGTTAGTGAATTGCTGCTCATGCCCGGCAACAAGGGCGGCGAAGCGTTCAAAAGCATCGGTGTAGTTCCATAGGTCAGGATCAAGTCCAGCCTCCCGCGCCATGCGGATAATTTCTTCTCCGTTCATCAAAATTCCCCTTCTAAATTACGAGGTCTAATTATTTGCTTGAGTTTTGCAACCTGCTCTAGTCCTTTAGTCTTATCTATTGTCATTTCTAGTCGCTGATAAAACGGAGGAGGAGCCTGCCTACACAAAGACCGAAACTGCAACACGTTAGGAGGTTTATCTGATGGCAAGCACTCCATCGCGTAGGCCACGGCATGAGGGCTTGTAGAGAACCCCGATAATTCGTGCGCCCAGTTCTCCATAACCTCTTGGATGTTCATGTCTCGATACTGGTCGAGAAAAGCCTTTCCGTAGGTCATGGAAAGTTTCTTGAAGATCGCCTCAATAACTTGTATATCCATGCCTTAGCCCTCCAGTAGATTGTTAGGCGTGATGTCCTTCTCATGCCTGTTTCTGCCAAAGATAATGTCTAATGATTGCTTGTAGTGATCTTCCTTCTTGAGATCGTCTGTAACCCAATCAGCCTTGAACCCTTGCCAACCCCTAGCGCAGCACATTTGCAAAGCCTTCTCAAGCGTTAGGTTTGCAAGTCCAGCCTCTCGCCTAATACCTTTCAGCGCAGTTTCGGTAAGCGGTGACTTCTTAGCCTTTCTGATAGCAAGAAAGTCATCCCAAACAGATTCGCTAACGTCACTAGGACGAAGCGAGCTTGCCGAGCGTTGCTTTATATTTGGTTGTTGGTTATTGGTTATTGGTTGTTGGTTATTGGTTGGTTGCACGGTCGTTGAACGGTCGTTGAACGGCTGTTGAACGTCCGTTGAACGCTTGTTCAACGCTCGTTTAGCGGCTGATGCTTTTCCAGCCTTGGAAGCGGCTTCCAATTGCTGGTGATAGTGGGCTATCTCCCTATCGCATCGTTTGTGATGCCAGCTTCCTTCCTCTAGCGTGAAGAACATGCCAAGCAGACCCGATATGGCTTGCTCCTTATCGCGGCCATTGACCTTCATTGAAAGTTCGTGCAGTGAGTTTGGAAGCGGCTTTTCTGTGTCGTAGTAAAGCCAAAGTAACTTCATGTAGATGCCAACTTCTTCGTTGGTTAAGAACGAGGTGTCCTTAATGAAGTCACCAATATGGTGTTGGTAGTAGTGCATTGTCACCTTTCATCAAAGGTTGCCATCACTGAAGAAGCATTTGGCAGGCAGGTGATGAGGCTGCTTTTCGGGAGCTACCCTAGCCAATGCGGTGAAACAAATAAGAGTCTAAATCAGATTTCAATAATCTTGCAAGTCCACCCTTCTTTTAGCTTAGCCCAACCATGGACCTCGATCTTCCACCCTGCTCGCAAGATAGCCGGAAGATGCTCACATTCGCTTATCTTCTTCACCCTGGCGTTTATGTTGGCCCTGCTCGTTGTCTGCACCAGCAGCGTCTCTTCGTCTCTGAGGCAAAGGATGTCTCCGATGTTGAAAAGGTCTTGTCGAATACGAGCCCAAGGGTTCCAGTGCTCGACGATCTGGCATAAATAACCTCGCTCTCTCAGTAAAGCTAGAGACCTCTGAGTAGGACTAACCGACGAACGGCGTGTTTTCTTGGTGTCAGCGGCAGAGATTGTCATTACGGCGACAGTCTTAAAGGTTTATCGAGCCTAAGATTACTCCATCGCAACAAGGAGAAAACATGAAGATCACACTTACAGAAACCGAAGTCGCAAAGATCGTAGAAGACTTTTTTGATCTTAAGTACAAGATGAAGATCACATCAACTGTGTTTCGCGCGAGCTACTCGTACAGCTCAGTTGATTTCTGCACACTTTCAACAGACGCAGAGGATAAAAAAGATGAACTATGACTGGTGGCTAGATCGTCAACTTTGGGAATACGACAGGGAGAGAGAGTATGAGCACCAACAACAGTTGGAACAACAGGAGTACGAACTTACAGAAATGGAAACCGACGAGGAGTGATTGGTTCTTATGCACGCTATTGGGAATATTCTACGGAACGCTGCTCTTCCTGTTCATCAAATAAAGGAGCTAAACATGAAATTTGCCGAACTCAACAAAATCAACGTCAACAGCAAGAAAGAAACCAAGATGGGTCTGTCATACCTGTCCTGGGCTTGGGCTGTAGAACAACTTCTTTTGAATGATCCTAATGCTACCTGGGAGTACAAGCCCCATCAGATGTGGGGCGAGACGGTCATGGTCTTTTGTGAAGTCAAGGCCTTTGGTGTCTCAAGAATGGCCCAACTTCCTGTCATGGATAACCGAAACAAGGCCATCTCTAACCCAGACGCATTTGCAGTCAACACGGCTATGCAAAGGTGTTTAGCTAAGGCTATCGCGTTGCATGGAATCGGTTTGTATATCTATGCTGGAGAGGATCTGCCTTCCGAGGAAAAAGTAGACGAACTCGAAACCTACAAGGCAAAACTCGAAGCGGCAGAGTCTTTAGACGCGCTCAAAGCAGAGTTCTCTCCGGCCTACAAAGCTATGAAAGACAAGCCAGAGATCAAAGAACTCGTCGCTGTTTACGAAGCCAAGAAGAAAGCACTTACGGAAGTCAAATGAACCTAGACCGATTTGAAGAAGGTTTGATCGACGACATCCAGACTGACCGCTGCAAGAAACTCTTGTGGTCGGTCATCA